GGAAATTTTTGGAGTTAATATTTTAGATTATATAACAAACCCAATTAATGGAGTCATAGGGGCTAGTACTGGTATTATTTTTTATCAAATTTATAAAATAATATACGCTAAAGCAAAACCAGATCAGTATATTTTAAAATTATATTCACTATGTGATGAAGTTATTTTACAACTTGATAATAGATTTATAGATAAATTCTTACCTAGAAAAGTTAAAAATGATTTACAGGATAAAATTATTAAAATATTAGATCAACGTGTTTCAGAAATCGAAAAATTAAAAATAAAAATTAGTGATTAATTATGTCTAGTGAAATAATAAAGTTATTGTTAGCTGACCCAAAATTAAGTATTTTTGTAATAATATTAATTTGTACACTTCTATATTTATATAATATTTATATTAAAAATTATATAAAATCAAAATTAATTTCTGTATCTAATCATATTGATAAACTAGAAGAGCGCCATCATTATGAACTGTCACTATTAAAAGAGCAATTTGTAAAAAAAGAGGCTTTAAATAAAATGATTAGCGGATTCAAACAAGCGTTAGATAATCAAACAAAAATGATGCATACTGAATTATTAAAAATAAGAGATATTGTTAATGAAGTTAATATTAAAGTAGAAAGACACAAGGCTAAATTTGAAAATTTTGATAAATGAAATCCGAAGACGTTATTGAGTTAATACGATATTTTACTAATGAAGTAAATCAAATAAGACAAGATTATAAACTATTTAATAAAAAAGAAGATGTATTTATTGATTTATTTGCAATAAGATTATCTGATATAGAAGAGAAAATCGGAAAATTAACAAAGGAATTTTCAAGGAATGATCACTCTTATATTAAATCGATTAATTTAATGAATGAAAATTTAAAACGATTAGATTTAGAGATAAAAAACAATAACGAGAATATCACAAATATATTAAATGATTTTTTAAATAATTTATAAATATGATATTATATATATAACTAGTGCTTAGTCCTCTCATCAATTATCTTAACCAATATCTTAACTTTAGATTTCAAGCTTTCTACACACACACTAAGCACTATTTTATATATTTATTTTTTAATTCTTGTCTTAACGAATAGAATATACTTATAGTTAAAATTATTGGTAATATGATAGTTAATATTGTTGTTATTTGAATAATCATTTTTAACCCCTTTTTTATTGTTATTATATATTTACCCTTTATCTTTTCTTTTTAAACATTTTTAATTATTTACTCATCAATATTAATTATTGCTTCAGAACAATCAACATCGGCACTACTTCTTACTTTTAATATTGCGAGAATAATGTGGCCGAAAACATACGGATATTGTTCGTCAGTATAATGCAGTTTAATCAACTCTTCACATTTAGTTAAAAAAGTGTCTGTTAATTTCTTTCCGCATCTTTCGTACTCTTCATTTAATTCAACAAATATATCTGTTAAATTTTTAGAAATCTTTTCTTGTTTAGCCCCGAATTCTTGAATATTAAAAAGAGATTTATGATATCCTAGAAAATTTGTATGATTTATTGTATTCATTTTATTTACTCCTTGTTATTAAAAAAATCTTTAAATTCATCTATGCCCATTTCCCCCCCCTATTTTATTTATAAATTCTTAACAATATGAATTTAAATATAATTCTTGAATTTCTAAATGATCTTTTTCAATAAATAACTCGTAGTCTTGATATAAAATACTATTTACTTGCTCTACATCCATTTTAGTTATTTTAGTTAGTTTTAATTTTTTACATAGTGGTATATCTGATTTAAATATATTCTCTTCATAATCTTCAAGTAAAATATGATCTAATATAATATCGGAGATTAATCCCTCATAATCTTCACTTAATTGTTTAGCTATTTCTATATGAAAATCAGATTCTTTTGCGTACTTGTATTTTTTTTGTTTCCATAAATGTGATGTTTTAAATAAATTTGATGTGTTTATCATTGTATTAGCTCCCTTGTTTTTATATATATAATATATACTGATATATATTTATTGTCAACTATTATTATTTATATTTATTTACTATAAATAAGAATAATTTAAATAAATCTATTATCTTCAATCCCGTTTTTATCATATTTACTATAAGTACCATCTTTATAACCATTGTCCGCTCTTTTATGATTTAATATTAGCTTTTTAAAGTAAGCTTCTTTCATTTCTTTTGCTGAAAATCCAGCTGATAAGCAAATAGAAGTCCAGAAAAAAAGTATATCTACAAGCTCAACTTTTAAATTTTGGTAATCAATTGGTTTGTTTTTTGCCCACCATTTCCAAGGCAAGCAATCAGCCATTTCAGCGATTTCTTGATCCATAGCAAGCTTAAATTTAAATATCCATTCTAGTTTACCATCAACAGTTTTTAATTCTTCTTCAATAAACGGAACTAATTTTTTATTTAATTCTCTTTGTCCTTCAAAAATCTTGTCTAAACTATCCATTGGTTAATCCTTTTTATTGTAAATATTATTTAATATTGTAATGATTCGCTTAAAATTGGGAATTCTTTTATAAATATTTTTTTAATACTTTCGGCTATCTCCTTATGCTCTTTTTGTGTACCGTTCCCGCATCTTAAATCTAGATAATGTATCCAGCTTCTAATAGAACCACTCATATACAATTTTGTGCTAATAGACATAGGTAGCAAAAATCTTGCTTGTTCTTTTGCGATCCCTTTTTTTAATGAATCATGATATGCAGTCATACTAATACATTGGACGTCTTTTTGCGTTAATTCAAACCATTCTTTTGTTTTTTTACTTAAATTATCAATGCTATTTTGTCTGTTTTTTTCGTCTTGTCTACGAGCATTGTATAATTCAAAATCTTGAACCTTGGCATAGCGTTGGCTAAATTCTTGGAAATTAAACGATTTGTGCCTTAATATTTGTGCAGAAATTGCCCTACTTGTTTCAATCTCAACACACATATTCGCCATCTCAAAAATAGACCAATGTTTATTTTTAATACAATATTGCAATAAATTTTTATAATCTTCATTATCTTGGTTTTTTGGATTGCTTACTCTAGCACAATAAGCAATTAATTTTTCAGAATCAGGGGTTACCCATATCAATTTAGTTTTCATTTTTACCACCTTGCTTTTATTGTATATATTTTATAATTAAATTTAACAATAATCAATAGCACTTATTTGTATTTAACAATATTAAAAAAGATTATTTATCGCGAGAAACTATTTCTAGGTACTTAAATAAACTATCTTTAGAGAACCTGTACAAACTACCTATTTTGAAATACTGTAATCTAGAGTCTTCACGTGCTAATTTTCTCATTGCTTGATCGCTTATTCTAAATATCTTAGCGGATTCTTTAATATTAATTAAATGAGTTATATTATTAATATCTTCAATAACATAGTTATTAGATAAATATTGCAACACTTTTTTTTTGTCAAAAAACATTCTATTCCCAATCCGAACGAACGGGAAGTTTTTATCTTTTTTAACTAATAAGAACAAAGTCATACTATTGATATTTAAGATATCGGCCATATCTTTTCTTTTTAGCAATTTATTAATACACATAGCTATTTATTAACCATACAGGCATATATAAACCCTGCCGAAAAACTAACACCGACCACTAAAGCAGCAACAAGAAAATTCATTGCATTTTTTTTATATTTACATAATAAAACTGGATTAATACTAATATTATTCGTACTAATATAATCTGATTTTTTTTCTGGTTTATTAACAGAATATTGCTTGGTATTACTACTATAATCTATACCGGTTAAAAATGGCTCACCGCCGTTATGAATTTTTGGGATCATTTTTTTTACTCCTTTTTTTATTTTATATAAACAATTAACGATAAATTAAACATAATAAATTAATACCTATCATTATAAAAAATAATGATATTAGTAATGTTACTAATAAAAATTCTAACTTAGATATATCCATCACCCCTTTTTTTTGATTAAATTAGATAGTAAATCTATACATTTTAAAGTATCACGATTTATCATTTCGCCTGAGAATCTTAAGACTGACCACCCCAGAAATACAGCCTCGTTAATTTTCTCTCTGTCAGAGTCTCGTGAATGCCTACCTCCGAACTTTTTAAATTGACCACCATCAATTTCAACAGCAATTTTTAAATCAGGCCAAGCAAAATCGAACCGCCATCTTCTAGTTTTATGAAATTTGAATTCTCTTTCACATTTTTCTAGTAAAGATTTATTGTATGCTTTTAAATAAAATTCAAAATTATTTGATAAATCTATTCTCATCTTTTTACAAATAAAAAACTATTTATTTTTAATTTTAATAAATCAAGACAACGTAATTGCTTTAGTGAGTAAATATTACATTTTTTATTAGAAAATACATTTTGATGAAATCCAGTTATTTTGCTTTTTGTATTTTTGTAGTTATAACCAAATTTAAATAGATTACTTTTTATTAACATTAAATAACCTCAAATTTTTCTATAACAGATGCTAGTCGACAATATCCAGCAATATCTATTAAATTATCTTCTTTCGTGTTATTAGTTTCTCTTGAAATTTTTAGTAGAATCATCATCATAGACACATCTTTGTTACTAAGTAATTCCCCGTTATTATCTATAGTGTCAATTTTTCTCGATTTTATATAAGCATTCCATAAATTAGCAATATCGCTTAAATTCTCAACTGGATCACCATAACTTTTTAATCGACTATATGTAATTTCAATTGCTTTATCTAGTATAGATTTATTATTTATGTCCACATTAATCTCCAGTTTTTATTTTTTTAAAAATTTGATAATATAATTGTCGTGGGCGGTTAATACCCCTTGTCCGCCCACATATATTAAAATTCAGAATTGTTATTTTTATCTTGGCCTTCTTTTTTACTTAAAAATTCAACAGATAAACAATTGATTTTATAATACGTTCTTTTTTCTCCGTCTTTTTCATAATTATCTACTTTTATTGATCCGACTACCCCGACTTTAGACCCTTTTTTACAATAGTTATTTATATTATCAGCTAGCTTCCCCCATGCTTCGCAAGTGATAAAATCAACGTTATCTTTCCCCCTGTTAACAGCGATTGAAAACCTAGCTACTAAATCCCCTGTGCTCACCGCTTTACATTCAACATCTTTTGTTAAGTTACCAATTAATACAACTTGATTCATTTTTTTTTATCTCCTTTTTTTAGAATATATTGTTATTCCCCAATATTTTACTTAACTCAATAAATTTTTCTTTGTATTTTTCTAAAGCTACTTTTATTAATTCATGATAATCATTATCTACAAAAATCCTCTTTATAAATATTCTTTGTTGTTTTTCTATAAAATCAGGATTAAATGAAATAAAATCAACCCATTTGCGTTTAGAAATAAATAATTGGAATTGAATTTGTGGGATATATTCATTTATTGCTGAATAATCACCAACTAATAACGATAAATGTTTTTTTTGCATTAAGCATTTAACTTCAATTAAACCATCATCGTTAATTAGTCCATCCGGTGACACACCGAATAATCCGCATTTAGACTCGATAAAACCAATCTTGTCAACTAAATAAGACGTGGCTTGCTCATAAGCAATAATAGCTTCATCCTCTAATTCAATACCCCTTTCCATATAGAAATTCGTAGGATAAAATTCTTTTGCAAATGTATTAATTTCAGATAAATTTTTATATAAAACCTCAATATATTGAGATGATAATTTACCAGTTTTTGTTATAATTTTAGAAAAATCACTTGCTGTTAACTTTCCCCTCCTTATCTCTTCCCATTCGTCACTTCTTTGCTCAATATTATGTAATATCATAATCTATTCCCTTGTCTTTAGTTATATATATAATATAGCACTATATTTATTTATTTTCAATTATTATTATTTGGATTTATTTTATATCTTTGATAGTAGTTAGCTGATAATTGCTGATCACTAATATTTGCTTTATCTAAATTTTTAACATTAAAAAAAGAACAATTTTCTATTTTGAAAATAAGAAAGGTTTCACTTCATCCAAGTGATTTGGAGAAAATCCTATGTTTAAAAGGTGAAAATACTTAAAACCTAAACCCAAATAAGCACTCTGATTCTGGCGAGTCCTTTAAGGACAAAACCACGTGGTTATCTAAAAAACCATCGGGTAATAGAGATTGAGGGACTTTGTCAGAGTTTAAACAACAGATATATTGGAAGTTATTCTCTTGTGATATCTTTTGAGATAATGTTAATGCATTTGCTATTTGCCTTTCATCCACATCAGCAAAAATAAGGCTGTCATGCAATATGAACCCTGGAGAATAGTCTTTTTTTGACCAAAAACTTGCTAGCATCAAATCAAAGCAAAATATTTCCATCAATGCCACACCAGAACTTTCGGCACGCTGAATCTCTACGTCAAAGTGATATCCTGAGTTGTTTATATTAATGACCAAATTACCAGGGGATTCGTACAGTTGTTCTGAAAATTCATTAAATGTGGTTATTAAATTACTCCAAGTTGGCTCCTGCTCGAAATAATCCTGTTGAGCGGACTTTTTTAGGTTTTCTTTCCAGATTTTTAAATCACTTTTATCCTGCTCAAATTTTCGGACAAGGTCAATTTTCCGTTCTATGCTTTCTAGTTCAGAAATGGTTTTTAGATGCTTTTGTTGAATTAGGTTGTATTCGTCAAGTGCTTTGTGTGTGTTCAGGATTGCCATTAGCTCTGATTTTTTCTCACTCAGCGTGGTAACCGTTGATTCTGTTTCCTTAATCTTAGTTTTTAAAAGCTCAATTTCGTCAACTAAATAGTCTGTTCTATTTTTGATGATTTCTTTATGAAAATTCATTGCCTCATCAAGGCGTTTAACAATCAAATTTGGAATTTCTAGACCAGCCTTTTCATAAACGTTTTTAATATCATTGCTGGATAAATCTTCCTCTTCTTTTATATTTTTTTGATAAGTTTCTAGCCTTCTTTTTAAAGTCAGGCTCGTGTTAATCAAGTCATGTATTTGCTGTGTTAGAGAGTTTGCCTCATTTTCTATGTCTCTATATTGAGGATGCACTTGAAAAGCATCTAATTGAGATTTAGTGTTTTCAGATTTTGATTTCAACCTGAGCTTTTTTGTTTCAAGTTCACCAAGAGAGCCAGCTATATGACTAAAGGTATCTGCCTTTAATGCCTTTTCAAGGCTTTTTATTTCCTTTTCCTTATCTTTTACCGATTGCCATTCGCGAGCGTATTTCCAATTCAAACCCATTAAAAAAGTAATAGATACTTGAGTTTGCCATGGTGTTTGCGTTGAAAAATATTTAAATGGTTCGCTATAAGCGTCTTTTCTTCGCCTCACAAAATAGGATAATAGTGTTCTGAATGAAGGGTTATGCGTTTTTTCTGCGACATCTTCAGATCGAATGCCAAAAAAATAGCTTCCTAGTAATTTATTTAATTCATTAGGGGTAATTTGGACTTTGTGTCCGGATACATTTTTTTTGATATGCTCGTCCCAATTTTCAAACTCCCCCTGAATAGTGCATGTTTCAGGATTGCTAGTGCCTCTAGAAATTGTATATTTTTCATCACGTATATCAATGTCTAGTTCAAATACCCAGTCTTTAAGCTCGTTTTTTCCTAGGCCTTTTTCATCCTCAATTTTTGAGCCCAGACAAAAATGAATGATTTCAATGATCGATGTTTTGCCTATGCCATTTCGAGAGTCTTTTTCATCGGATTCTTCTGTTTTATCAGCTAAAATAATGTTAACGCCGTCTTTAAACCGTATGGTTTTAAACGTATCCTTATTTGCTCTTATTTCGTGGATCATTGTTCAGCAACCTTTAGAATTTTTCCGTTTTTAAAATCAACCAATCCAATAATATAGAGCAGGTACAGGGTATGGTAGAAGATTCTATTAGTTCGATTATGTTTTTGCTTGAAGCTAACCCAAAGAGAAGAAACTGTCATGGGTTCATTTAATAGTGAAATCATATCAGATCCAATACCTAATAGAGAGTCTTTCGAAGTAATATGCTTGGTTGGTAGTATCAATGTTCAAATACCTCACATTCCTCAAACCTATCATCACAATATCCACCGATAGATATTGTAGATTCATTCATTTTAATATTTTCAAGATTAATTCTGTATTTTTGATATTTGATAATAATATTCATATTACTAAAATCTATAATCTGATCTTTATATTTCTTTCGATAGTCATTGAACTCGCTCGTATCATTTTCAAGCAATTCCAAAAGCTCTTTATTATTTAATTTTTTCATTGTTTTTAACCCTTTTTAATTCATTTTCGCTAAACAAGTTAATTTTAACTTCTCGATTGTCAATATATCTCACTAAATACTTTATCCCAACCTCCGTTATTCTTATCGCCTCTAAATGTCCATCACATTTCAAATTTTTAATATGAACCTTACCAAAAATTGGGTATATTACTTTAATATCGTTTGTCTTCATCATATAACCCTCTCTATATGTTATTTTTCCTAACTAAAATACCTACGTATCTTCATATGTTTTTCTAATGTTTATTTTACAAAATTTACAAGCCATATTAATCTCCTTGTTTTTCAACTTTTTCTATAAGCTCATCTTTTAATATATTTTTTTCGTGTGAAAGAAAATGAGTGTATTTAGACGGTATTTTATCCCATACGCTTTTCAATTCTTCTAATGTTTTTGCAGATTTCATTTTTTCTATATACTCTGATTTTTTATTATCTGATATCTCATTATTTTCCGATGAACCATTACGAAGGGTTGCTCGTGATGGTTTATAATCTTTATAGTTATTACCTTTTGGAATGTTTTTATCCACAATACCCGATGCGCAATTCCCGTCATCATCATCCTGCACAACCCCGACTAATGAGCTAAGTCCATATCTTCTGGCGTAAGAAAGGCATAGCCCGTACGTTTGCGGTTTATTGTCAGATGGTGTCATAACGACAACCGATTTAATCCACTGACCGGACGTATGAATCAAAACTGTATTTAATACAATCCCACCACATTCAGATAACCCATCTACTTGTTGGACAACACATAACCCATTCTTATTTAATGGCTCTCTACACGCTTCCCATACACTATATAAATCGGCATATTTAGATTTATAGTAACCATTCTCAGAATCCCTACTTGCAAAAGATATTTGCGATTGAGCTTTACATAAAGCTATCGCTAGTTCTTTTATATCCTCAGATTGATTTTTAATTATCTTTGACTCTTCCATTTTGATAACTCCCTTGTTTTAGAATATATACAATATAACATTATAATTATATATTGTAAAGTGTATTTATATATATTTATACATTGCTATTTACATTAATTCATAATATAATACTTTTATAATAAAAAAACAGGAGCTAAAAAAATGGAATTAATAACAATTAAAGAGTTA